GCTGGCTCGAGGCCGCGATCTTGCTGGCGCTGCGCGAGGAATATCCGACCTGGCGGATCCAGCCGGCCGGCGTCTACCTGCGCGATTCCGAGATCCGCCTCGGCGCCACGCCCGATTTCATCGCCGAGGATCCTGCCGATCCCGAGACGCTGATCAACATCCAGGGCAAGGTGATCGGTCCGGTCGTGTTCGAACGCGACTGGAGCGATGACCGGGCGCCGATCGGTTACCAGCTGCAGACGCTCTGCGAAGGCATGTTGATGGGCGCCGGGCGATGCCTGCTCGCCGGCCTGGTCGTCGACACCTATTCGGCCGAGCTCGCCATCCGCGAGATCCCGCGGCATGCCGAGGCCGAGGCGCGGATCCGCCAGACGGCGATCGACTTCTGGAACAACATGGCCGACGGCCGGCGCCCGGCGCCCGACTATGAGCGCGACGCCGAGACGATCGCCGCTATGTTCCCCAGCCATGAGCCCGGCAAGGTGCTCGATCTCAGCGGCGACAATCGCCTGGCCGAGATCCTGCCGGATCGCGAGTTTCTCAAGGCCATGATCGGCAGCAGCCAGGCACAAGTCGACGCGCTCGATGCCGAGATCAAGCTCAAGCTCGGCGACGCCGAGGTCGCCGAGCTGCCAGGCTGGCGGCTGACCTGGAAGGAGGAACACCGCAAAGGCTATTCGGTGGCGCCGTCGACCAGGCGGCCGCTGCGCGTCAAGCAGATCGTCGAGAAGGAACAGGCGGCATGAACATCGAGCATTCCTGCCAGGAAGCACGGCGCGCGGTGGCGATCGCCGACACGATCAAGCCGCTGCTGGCCGGCCTCGGTCCCGACCTGCAGGGCGCGGTGATCGGCCAGCTGCTGGCGACCTATCTTGCCGGCTACCGGGGATTGAAGGCCGACCAGGTGCGCGAGGATGTACTCGGCGACATGCTCGACCTGGTCGCCCGGCTGGTCGTCGCCGACGATGCACGCAGGAGCACGGTGCAATGACCGAGCGGTTCAACGTTGTGCTGTTTTCGTTCGACGGCCTCTCGGACTATGTCCGCCGCGACGTTTCCGATGAGGAAGCGGTCAAGGCCGCGAAACGCTACAGCGAAAGCGTCGCCGCCAGGCTCGGCCTCACGAAGCGCATCATCATCACCGACAGCGGCGACTACACGGTTTTCGAATGGAAGCACGGCGAGGGAGTGACTTACCCGCCGCCCCAGCAAAAGGAAGCAACGCCATGAGCCAGACCATCAGCAAAAGCGCGCTCGACAATTTCGGCGCCTCGATCCAGTCCGGCGAGACCATGCCGGCCGTTGCCATGGCACCGCACGCCCTGGCCATTCTGTCGCGCAGCGAGATCGATGCCCAGATGGCGTCGGCCGGAACCAGGCCGCGCGATCCCAGGCAGTTTCGCGACAGCGTCCAGGCGATCGCCCTGATGAACGAAGAAGCGGCCGCCGACTGCCACTATGCGTTGCCGGCCCGCAAGGAAGATGGCGAGCCGATCGAAGGCCCGTCGATCCGGTTTGCCGAGATCCTCGCCTATGCCTGGGGCAATTGCCGCGTCGGCGCCCGCGTCATCGACGAAGCGACCGACCATGTCACCGCGCAAGGGATCTTCAGCGACGTCGAGAAAAACACCGTCTCGACGTTCGAAGTGCGGCGCCGCATCACCGATCGGCGAGGCCGCCGCTATTCGCTCGACATGATCAACGTGACGGCAAACGCCGCCTGCTCGATCGCCAGGCGCAACGCCATCCTGCAGGCCATCCCGAAACCATTGTGGGCAGACCTCTACGAGGAAGCGCGCGAGATGGCGGCCGGCAGCGCAGCCGAGCTCGGCCCGCGGCGCGACAAGGCCATCGGCGCCTTCAAGGATCTCGGCGTCAGTGAGCCGCGGATCCTGGCCATGCTCGGCGTCGAGCGTGCCGACCAGATCGATCTCGATCGCCTCGGCCGCCTGCGCGGCATCTACACGGCCGTCAAGGACGGCGCCGTCACGATCAAGGATCTCGAGCCGCCCAGCGACAGCAAGGCCGCCGGGGAAAAGACGACATCAGCGCTCGACGCCTTTGCGGCCGGCGCGGTAAATTCACAGGATCCGGCAGCGCCCTCCGCGGACCACCCCCCCGCTCCCGCCATGCCGGACGAAGGCGGCGGCGAAGGGCTCCAGCAAGCTTCAGCCGCCGCCGACGATCCTGCCATCATGCGCCAGGCCGCCATCAACGAGGCCATGCAGCTCGCCGGCCGCGCTGACCTCGAGCCCGACGACAAGCTCGAGCAGCTCGACCTCATGAAGATGAGCCTGACCGACCGATTTTCGGATCAGCCGGGATTCGTCAAAACGCTGATCGAGACTGCGGTCAAGGTGGTCAGGAAAGAGCTGCCGAAGGCCGCAGCAACGAAGTACCTGGCATCGCTGAAGGATGGCTGAGCCATGAACGTCGAGACCATCGCTGTCGATCGCGGCGAGGCGCTGCGCATGTGGCAAAAGTACCAGACGCACAAGCACAACGAGAACAGGATCGACGCCGAGATCGAGCGCACCTACAAGCTGATCGCCGAAGGCAAGATCCTGATCGACGCGCTGGCCGCGATCGTCAACGCCGGGGTCAATGAGGCCGGCCAGCCGAAACTTGCGATCGGCCGCGCCGACCAGAAATGGACGTTCTGCCATCTGCGCTATGATGGCGGCGCGGTCATGTTTGCTGGCGACGTCGACCGCCACGGCCAGCATCCCTATCCGCGCCCGAACATGGCCTCGACCTTGCGCTACGAATTCAAGGCCGACACGTTCCCGCGGCTCGAGCGCTCGCGCGAGCTGCAGGCGCTGGTCCCGCATATCCCGCCCGAGATCCGGCCGCGCCGCGGCCTGGCGAACTATCACGTTCTGTTCGAAGCCGAATGGCGAAAGGCCGTGCCGGTCGATCCGATGCTGCTCCGCCGCGTCGGCAAGTCGGATCTTTGGATCGTGCTCGGCGCCTGGGAACTCACCGCCGTCGAGCGCGCCGTGCTGGCCGGGCAGTTGCAATGAGCGAGCCGTACCTGATCTGGTCGAATGAGCATGGCGCCTGGTGGGGGCCGAACACGGTTGGCTATGTCAGGCGCATCGAGCATGCCGGCCGCTATTCCCACGAGCAGGCCTTGCACATCTGTACCAATGCCATGCCCGGCCGCCGCGGCGATGAGCCACTCGCCGAGATCCCGGTGCGGCTGGCCGACCTCGACTTCATGCTGCAGCGTCACGCCGGCACCTATCCCGGCCACGATCCCGAGCCGCCGGCGTCATGAGGATGGAGCGGCCGCCATTCGATGATCGCCCGCCGCCCGGCATCTCTGCCGCGCTGCTCGCGCTGACGATCAGTCATGGCATCGTGTTCTGGTTCGGCTTCATGCTTGGATGGCTGCTATGACCTTGAAGCCGGACGCGATCGCCTATCCGCCGCGCGGCCTCAGCCATGAGGAAGCGGCGCGCTATGTCGGCCTCGGCACAACAAAGTTTGACGAGCTGATCGCCGATCGGCGCATGCCGAAGCCGCGCCAGGTCGACGGCCGCACGATCTGGGATCGCGTCGAGCTCGACATCGCGTTCTCGGAATTGCCGCACCAGGCGCAGCCAAATTTCTTCGATCAGGCCATGGCAAGACGGCGCTAGTGCGCAAGCTTGCGTATACGCAGCGTTGCATATATAAGGCTCCCGATATCAAGGAGTCTTTCAATTGACTAGCAGGATGACAGTGACCGCCATGCAATTGGCAACGCGCCTGAAAGATTGGCGGGAACAGCAGGACATCACCCAGGCGCAGGCCGCCGAGCAGCTCGGCCTTTCGCTGCGCACCTATCACGGCATCGAGCAGGGGCGCGGGTTTCGCTTTGACCGCTTGCTTGCGCTCGCGCTGGCCAAGATCGATCCGAAGGAACTCAGGCAGTGAAGCATCCCGATTATCCCGGCGTCTCGTCGTTCACCGACGTGCGCGGCGGCGAGCGCTGGCGTTTCCGCAAGACCGGCATGAAGACCGTGTATCTGCCAGGCGAGCCGCATTCGCCGTCGTTCGACGATGCCTATCGCGCGGCGACCGAAGGCCGGATCCAGCCGAAGCCGAAGGCCGAGATCATCGCGATGCCTGGCGCCGCCCATCCGGCCAGCCTGAGCGCCGCCTGGCGCAAGGTGCAGCAGACGGCGAAATGGAAGGCGCTCGATCCCGAGAGCAAGGCTTTGTATGTCCGCTACGCCGAGGAATTCCTCGGCCAGCCGGCCGGGCCGATGAAGATCGGCGATGGACCATGCGAGGCATTCAGGCCGCGCCACGTCGCCGCCGCGCTCGATGCCTGGTCGGACACGCCGCACAAGGCGCGGATCCTGTTCGTCGTTCTGCAGAAGATGATGCGCGCCGCGGTACGCGAGGAATGGATCGAATACGATCCGACCGCGAGCGTCGATCGGCCCGATGTGAAGACCAGAGGCAAAGAGGCCTGGCCGCCACATATCTGCGCTAAGTTCGAACAGCGCTGGCCGATCGGCACGCAACCGCGCACCGCTTACGAGCTCGCCAAATGGCTCGGCACCAGACGCAGCGATGTCGCCTCGGTGCGGTGGGATCAGATGGTCACCGAGCTCGTCGCCGGCGAGGCCGTCGAAGGCTTCAAGTTTGTCCAGTACAAAGGCCGCAACCGCGACGGCGCCTTTGCCAAGTTTCACCCGATGACACCGATGCTGGCCGAGGCCCTGGCGCCGCTCGATCGATCGACCGAGACGGTACTCGCCCAGCCGAACGGCCGGCCGTACAAGATCAAGTCGATGACCGCTATGATGTGGCACTGGCGCCGCGCGGCAGGGATCCCGAAAGGCTATTCGCTGCACGGCCTGCGCCATGCCGCCGGCGCCATGCTGGCCGATGCCGGCGCGACGCCGCTGCAGATCCGCGACGTGCTCGGCCACGCAACGATCAGCGAGCAGGACAAGTACACCAAGCAGCGCGAGCAGGCCCGCCAGGCTGTCGGCGGATCGAAGGCGATCGTGCGCCTGGTGCGAGGCTGAAAGTACTTGGCTAACGGGTTTGGCTAACAGCTTGGCTAACCCTCCAGCAAGGCACAGAAATATCTCCTATTAAGGTTAACAAATGGGCCAAGTTAACCGCAGTAAAAACAATGCCTTGGCTGTTAGCCAATTTGGCTAACATCTCGGTTTGTTCCGGTGCGAGTGGCTAACGCCCCTGGCGTTGCATGGCAACTCTTTGGCGACCTCGAGCAAGCGCGGCTCTCGCTGCGTCACCACATCATCCCCCGACAACAAGGAGGATGGAAATTGAAGATCCTGATTGCCGTGGCCGCACTGGCCGTACTCATGGCGCCGGCGCAGGCCGAGAATGTCTGCCATGGCGACGTCTGCATCGACTATCAGAAGGCCAGCGAGGATATGGTGCGCGCCTGCGAGGCCGCCATTCAGCGTCGCATGGAAACATCGCCTGCCACCTATCGGCGGATCGAGGCAAGCGAGATTGGCCGCAATATCCGTAACGAGCGGCTTGTCGTCGTGACCTACGATGCTCAAAACATTTATGGCGCGCTGGTTCGCAAATCGGAAACCTGCCGCTTTGATGACCAGGGAAAGCTAACCGATTCCCTGGATGTCGAGGCGGTCAGCAAAGCGCTGCAGCTCCGCGACGATAAGTAACCGACTTTCCACTATTTGACCTCGCCAGCCGGGGCAGGCAGCGCCGCCTTGTCCCACTCGGCCAGCATTTCCTTGATCGTCGCGCGATCCATCCTGTCCTCCGTCACACTTCAGTGTTCCGGCCGATTGTGCCGACACGCTTCAGTCGCTTCGCCCCTCAAGTTTCTTGCCGATCAGGTCGACCTTCACGCCCAGCAGCCGGGTGATCTGCGCCCTTCATGAAGTCGTGCGTCGAGCAGTTCCCGCAGCGCCGCCAGGAAGCGATCAGGCCTCGGGCGGGGAAAAGTACCCGCCGAGGCCTGTCGCGCGTCCTGGAGGCCGCTAGCCGCCTTTTCAGATGACGATGAAGTCGGTGTTGGTCAGCACGGTCCCGGGGATGACGTGCGCGAAGGTGATCGGTGCGGCGCCCGAATCGCTGCCGTCCGCGTCGTACTTGATGTCGCCGGTCGGCTGGTCGTAGACGATGCGCTGCGCCACCGTCAGCGCCACGTCGTGGTTGATGAAGCGGAACGCGGCGAGCGCCCCGGTGAAGGGTAGCCCAGTGAAGATCGCGTTCTCTAGCGCGATGGTGTCGAACAGGTGGCTAAAGTCGAAGATGTCGTCGACGTTGTTGCCGCCCAGCGGCGTGTTGAACGTCACCGTGTCGAAGCCGGTACCGGTGAAGATGTTGTCGGCGCCGAGCCCGCCGTTGAGGTTGTCGTTGCCGGTGCCGCCGACGATGGTGTCGTTGTCCAGCCCACCGTTGATCTTGTCGTTGCCGCTGTCACCGATCAGGAGATCGGTCCCGGCGCCGCCAGTGATGGTGTCGTTGCCGAAGCCGCCGGTGACGATGTCGCCGCTGGCGCCGCCGTCGATCGTGTCGTTGCCGAAGTCGCCGCGCAGGGTGTCGTTGCCGAGCCCACCAGCCAGCACGTCGTCGCCGAGCCCGCCATAGGCCACGTCGTTGCCGGCGCCGCCGTCGATGCGGTCGTTGCCGCTCTCGCCGACGATGCCGTCGTTGCCGTTGCCGCCGTTCAGCACGTCGCTGCCGGTGCCGCCGTAGAGCTGGTCATTGCCGTCGTCGCCGCGCAGCACGTCGTTGCCGTCGCCGCCGTAGAGGCGATCGTTGCCGAGCCCGCCGAACAGCAGGTCGCCGTTGGCCAGGCCGAACAGGATGTCGTTGCCGCCGAGGCCGAAGATCACGTCGCTGCCGACGTTGCCGAACAGCACGTCGTTATTGGGAGTTCCGATGGTGACTGCCATGTTGAATGATCCTTTGATTCCGGTTGTGGCTGCGGATCCTTCCCGGGCTTGCTGCCGCCATCGTAGCCGTCATGGCCGCCGCGGGTTATGTCGTGATGCCATCCTAGCGTTTTGACGGTTCCATGCACCTCTCGACCAGGGTGGTGACGATCTCGGCGCGTTCGCCCTGCGAGGCGCGGTCGCGGTAGTAGGCAATGACCTGGAGCACGATCGTCAGCACGACCACGGCGAGGCACAGCGGATTGCCGCGCAGCGCATCGATCGCCTTGCCGGCCTGCTCGGGAATGCTCAACGCTTCGCTTCTAGCTTGGCGATCCGCGCCGCCAGGCCGTCGAGCGCGTCAAAGATGTCGTCGAGCTCGGCATGGACATCGCGCGGCGGCGGCCCCGGATCCGGCAGTGCTGGTTCTGGCGGCGGCGGTGGGATCTCGACGTTCTTCCAGGCGCCGTCGATGAACTTGAGTTGCTTGCCCTCGATCGGCGCCGGCGGCTTCAGCGTGGTTGCGTGAGCCGGGATCAGGAACACACCAGGCTCATCGAGCGGCGACTGGTCGGCCTCGAGCTCGCCGAGATATTCGAGCGTGTCCGGATGGTAGTTGTAAACCAGCATGGCAATCGCCCTTCCTCAGTATTTGATGCAGGCCATGAGCGCGACGTTGCGCGGCCGGTTTTCGGCGCCGGAATTATTGTTGACGCTGTAGAGGACGGCACCGACCGATGGGCCGCTCGACGTCCGCTGGAAGATACCAGAGGTCGAGCCGCCGGTGACCGCCGTGACGGTCAGGAAGTCATGGTTGTGCGCCTTGACGAGATCGGTCTGCAACGAGGCGAACACGCGGCCGGAATCGATGCCACGAGCATCGTCATAGCCGCGGATGAATTCGCCGCGCAGATCAGGCAGGGCGAACGTCGTGCTGCCATCGCCTGCTCCCCATATCGTACTGATCGCCGAGAACAGATCGGCGTAGGTCGAGCGCGAGACGAGCGCGCCGTTGCATTTCAGGAACCCGGCCGGGACGCTTATCCCTGCCCGGAAGATCATGTCGCCGGGTGAATTCGCGACTGCGCCGATATTGGTGCGGGCCTGCAGCTTCTCGCCCGTGCTGAAGGCCTGCACCAGGTCGGCCCGCACGATCCCGGCCGGCAGCACCGGCGCCGGCAGCACCGGCGCGACCCAGGCCGCATTTGCGAGATTGCGCTGGCGCAGGATCCCGTTCGGCGGCACCGACGTGTCGAGCCATAGCTGGCCAGGATACATGACCGCCGGCTCGACCGGCCCGCTGGAGCACTGCACCAGCGCCAGCAGCGCCGCGTTCATGTCGGTGCGCACGGCGAGGCCGGGACCGTTGTCGAGAACAAAGTCATGTTGTGGCATTTGCCCGCTCTCCTCAGTAGCCTTGCGCGTGCCAGTCGAATGTTCTGACCTGGTGCGCAGCACCTTGCTTGATTGTCACGTCAAAGCCGGTGGTTGTCTTGTTGATGACCTTCACGTCGTCGAGATTGCTGGCGTCCTGCACAGTGATGACGACGGCCGGCACCAGGAAAAACTTGATTGCAAAATCGATGTGGACCTGCGCCGCGGGATAAGGAATGTCCTCGCCGGCGTCGATCTTGCTGCGAAGATCAGCCTGGATGCAAAGCGTCTCGACGCCCACATTCTGGCCGGCCGATGCCGACAGGTCGGCGCGGAACTCCCAGGCGCGGCCATAGTGCTCGCCAGAGATGAATAGGCGCCAGTCGGACCAGAGAACGCCCGGCAATGTCGGATCGGTCTCGGTCGAGCGGATCATCAGCGTGACCTGGCCATCATAGTCGCCCGACGTGTCGTCGAAGTTTGTCCAGGTGTCGATATCCTCCATGCGATCGTCAAAGAGATCGCCGGTCTCGTTGAACGGGAACGCGAGGATCTCCGAGCTGAGCCGCACCGAAAACGGGCCGCCGGCGTCGATCCGGTGGGAAAAATAATAACTGCCCGACGTTGCCGTGACATCGCCGGTCGCGGGAAGCAGATCGACGTCGGCCCAGGTGTCCATGTTCGGCGTCTGCGCATCCCACAGGCCGCCGGTGGCGCCGATGATCAGCCACTCCTGCGGCAGCATCACCTCGGTATTCTGGCGCGAGCCGAGATAGTCCGGATTTTCGCAGATCCGCACCCATTGCGTGTATCGGCTGTCGGGATTGAGGCCGAGCACCGTCGCCCATGTCGCGCTCGGCGTGCCGACGATGTCGAACGTGCGCAGCATCCAAGTGCCAGGCTGGTAACCGGCCTCGACGCTCGAGGCCGTGCCAGGGATCGACGGCACCGCGATCTGTGCCGTGTTCCAGGTCGCCCCGGTCGTGAGCATGCTATGGCGCAATTCGAAATGGCCGCCGACGATCACGTCGATCTCGGTTGCTGGCAACCAGCTAAACAGCGCCACGCCCTCGACGACGTTGATGCGCAATTGCTTCGGCGGCGCCGGCGGCGCGAAGCGGCCGATGATCGTTTTCTTGAGCGTCGATGTCTTGCCCTTGATGCCCAGCGTGCCGATCGGCGTGACCTGGAATTCCCATGGCCCCTCCGTCACAGGCAGATCGATCGCCTGCGCGTCGGTGCGCGTGTGCGACCAGTTGCCATCGGCCGGCCGCAAATAGACATCGAAGCTCGGCGAAACAGAATTCCACGACAGCACGACGCGCACGCCGACGCTGATCGGCGATGTCTGCACCAGGTATTCTTTCGCCTGCAGCAACTGCACCGGCGGCGGCATGGCGACGATGTCGGTGATGTCAGGGATCGTCAGCGCCTTGTGCTTCTCGACATAGTCCCACTTCGACGGCAGATGGCGCTGCGCCGTCAGCTCGTAACGATCGGCTTCCTGCTGCTTGATGCCGAGGATCCGCCACAGCGTCGGCTCGAGATCGCCGGGATCGTTGAGCACCCAAACCGTGTCGGCGACCGGCGCCGCCGAGAACGGCGTCGTCGGATTGATCCCGAGATAGCTTGTGTTAACCGGGTTGCCGGTCTGGCAAAGCCGCGTCTCGACATGCGCGTCGCCGCCGATCAGGCATGACAGCAGGAAATCACTGTTCGGACCGATCGGCGGAAACTGGTCGACGGGAACTGTCGTCGTCGTCGCGCCAGGCCCGACGCGGCCGCCATAGCGCTTGCCGGCGATGCTGGCGTCGGCGATCCGCACGATGTGCCAAGGCTTAAGCCTGGTCGCCTCGAGGCCGGTCGAGAAGGTGACGACCTCGGCCTCGTACTGCTCGGTGAACAGCGTCCAGTTGCCGGTGCGGATGGCCATGCTTTCCGACGTGCAACCGATCTGGTTGACCTGCAGCTCCTGGATCCCGAGCCGGGCGATCGCATCCTGGTCCTCGACGATGGCAAATCGCCGCTCGCCGAGGCTCTCGGGATCGTTCCAGCCGACCGTGATCATGGTATGGCGGCCGCGGATGTCGACGCCGGAATAGTTGAACAGGCCGTCGATCACGTTGGCGTTTGTGAATTGATAGACGGGATCGTCTGGCTGGTCGGCGACGCCGACCATGAGGCCGCCCGCCCAGAAGATCGTGCCGCGGAAGATCGCTGCGAATTGCGCGACCAGGTCGAAGGCTTCCTCCTGCGACGTGATCTGGACGTTGCACGTCCATCGCCGCTCGAGGCCGCCATGGCCGTCGTCGACCAGGCCGTCGCACCAGATCCCGATCTTGTAGAACGCCCATTTGTCGATTTGCGAGATCTTGACGAACTGGCCGAGGCCGTAGCGGTTTTGCGTGATCAGGTCGAAGATGATCCAGGCCGGATTGCACGACCAGCCATGCTTGAATGTGCCATCCCAGACGCCGCTATAATTGCCGCTGGTGCGATTGTCGGTGTAGTTGGACGGCAGCAGCATCAAGATGCCGTCGACCAGGTAGATGCGTTTCGGGATCGAATGAAATTGCTCGGCATCCATCAGCAGGCCGACGCATGCCGAATTCGTGTAGTTGACGCGATCGTCGATGATCTCGGTATAGCTGTCCCAGACCAGATCGTTCATCAGCTCGGCGACGGTGGAGTCGGCGGTGAGACGCTGCACGCGCACATCCCAGGGACCGCCGGCCGGCAGCATGAACAGCACCGATTTCTGGTAGTTGTTGTTGGTCTTGCCGCTGATCGTGAAGTCGCCGATCAGCTTATAGCCGCCGCCATCGTTCTGGCATTCGATCCGATATTTGACCGTCGTGCCGTTGATGTCGCCGCTATCCTTGTCGACGTGCTGCAGCGTTGGCGTCGAGACCGTGATGCGCAGCCGATCGGTGTCGGTATTGGAGACATGCCGCACCAGCGGAAAGCCCTTTTTCAGCGGCAGCGCGACCGCGCTCTCGGCCTGCGCGGCCGAGAAGCCGTTCATGATCGGCTGCGCCGGAATGCCGCGCACCCACTGCACGCTCGCGCCGGTGAAATTCAGCGTGCCGTTTGCGTTCTGCAGCGCGACGCCGTCGAGGAAGATCCCTGTCATGCCGCCGACGATGCCGAGGATCGGCCCTTCGGAGATCAGGTCGATGACCTTGGCGAGTTGGCGCGAGCGCAGGTTGTTCGGCGCCTCGACGCTCGAGCCGCCACCGCCGCCGCCTTTCATGCCGCCGCCCGATCCGCCGATCGTCATGTTTGCGAGCGTGACGAAGTCCTCGATGCGCGACGTCCTCATGCCGGCACCTCTGGCTCGAGCCAGTAGTCGGCGACCGGCTGCACGCGCTCGAGCGCGTAGTAGCCTTGCAATTCATTCCAGGCATAGGTGACGCCGAGCGAATCGGGTTGCGGATCCGGCTCCCAGATGACCAGGAACTTTTCGGATCCGTCGAGCTCGATGACGTGCAGGTTTGTGGCGATGACCCAGCCGGCCGGCTGCGGCCCGTCAGGCCCGCCCTCGACAATGGCCGGCCAGCCGCCGGGCGGTGGCGGAATGTCGACCGGCGGATCTGGATAGGCGAGCGCAACGCCGCGCCTGGCGGCGAGTGCGCTGGTCGTCGGATGCGACGACGGCGCCAGCTCGGTCGCCAGCTCGAGGCCGGCCGAGATCACGACGGATCCGCAGAACACGCGGCCATAAATCAGCGGCACCGCGACGCCCTGGCCGCTAACGTTCTCAGGCCCGGTGAAAGCATAGTTCTCGTCGCGCGGCGTATCTTCCTTGTCCGGCGTTTTCGACGTCAGCAACAGCGAGGCGCCGATCAGCAGGCCAGTGACCAGGATCGTGCCGAGGATGGTCGCGGCACTGACGCCGAGGAACGTTGTCGTCGCCAGGATCGGGAAGGCGGCGCCCAGCAGTGCGCCGGCGATCGGCGCGCGGCCCTCGATGATCGGCGCCATGTGCAGCTCGCGGCCGAACGGCATGACGCCGGCCTCGTCGCCCAGCCTGACATCGTCGTCGGCGACGATCGCATAACGCTCATGCTCGATGAACGCCGCCAGGAAGCCGGGATAATTGGCATCGAGCGCGACGATGGCCTCGCGCGGCGAGCGCACCGCCAGGTGATGCAGCGGACCGAACCGATCGGCCAGCGGCCCGTGTAGATGAATCGCGACCAGGCCCGCCGTCATGCCGCCGCACCCATCTGGCTTCGGTGGCGCAAGTGCAGCACCATCGTTTTCTGATACATCCCGCCATAGACCTCGCGCACCGACAGGCGGCCCTGCATCTGATGCAGGATCTTGTCGGGCGCCAGGAACAGGCCCAGGTGATTGACGACCGGTGCCGCGATCTGCATGCCGAGCACGTCGCAATGTTGCGGCTGGGTTTCCGGCGCCAGGCGCACGAAGCCGGCGCCTTCGAACTGGTCGGCGATCAGGTTCTGGCCGTGTTCCCACCAAAGCCAGTCACGCGGGAAATCTGGGAGCTCGATGCCGAGCTCGTCGCGGATCCCGTCGCGGATCAGGCCGAAGCAATCGTGCGAGCCCCAGGCCCAGGCCCTCGAGACCAGCGGCGCCCGATAGCCGCACGGCTCGAGCACGCAAAACTTGCCGGTCGGCCAGGATACGATCAGCCAGGGAAGGCCGGTCTTTTCGCACATGGCGCGATCGCCCTCGGATGGCTTGGCCGGCCGGTAAACGTGACTGTGCACGATTGCGTCGACCTTGTGCTCGCGGTTGATGCGGACAAAACCGACCATGTCCATGACGAACGTGTCGAGCTCGGTCGCCTTGTTGACCAGCGGCCAGTAACGATCGCCGGCAATCACGCCGCAGCTCTCGAGCGGATCGCTTGCCCTGGCATGCAGCAAGGCAGCGCTGAGCTGCGCGAGCGACGGCGCGAATGTCATCAGACATACCTCGCGAGCATCGAGGCCGGAAACGCGCTGGTGCGCAGCGTATGCATGCCGAAGCGCGCCCGGCACGATTGCAGCGTCTTGCCGCACTTGTCGACGCCAGGGAAAATCGGATCATTGAGAACAGGCGGCCCGCCATAACTGCACTCGGCCGATCGATAGACCCATTGACAGGTTCCGGCGATGACCTGGCGCCGCGGCAGCTTGATGCCTTCGACGTCGAACGCGACGGCGAGCTCGAGCTCGATGAAAACCGGATTCTCGAGCACCTTCCTGGCCACAAAGAAGATCTCGTCGTCGAACGCGATATTCGGGTTTGCGTCGGGATTGCCGCCCGGGAAATTGACCGCATCGAGATAGCGGCCGAGCGTGCGCTTGCGCGTCACCTTGGCGCCGAGGCCGTCGACCATGCTGCGCAGATAGGCGCCCAGCGCGCCGCCGATGTTCGAGCCCTTGATGGTCGGCCTCGGAAGCTTGCCGGCCGCTTCCATGTCGAAGCCGCTCGCCTCGATCGGGAACGGCTCGTAAACAACGCCCTGCCATGAGATCGGATTGATGCCGTCGGCGCGCGTGCCAGGATGCCAGCGCAGCACGTTGCTGCCGCCGATGACGGTGTCATCCCAGACAAACATTTCAACGATCGTCAGCGGCGCCAGCCTGGTGATGTCGACAGGAATCGTCGTCATGCGGTCACCCCATTGGCTCGAACAAACTCGGCCGACAGCGTGCCGTAATAGACCGTGACGCCGGCCTGGCGGCGGCTCGGCGACCATTCGATGTGCCAAGCGTCGCAAAAGACCTTGTAAACGATGCCGGTGACCGGATCCTTGAACGGGATCGAGTGCGCTTTCGCCGCCTCGAGGTAATCATTCATGGCGACGATGATCGCACTTTCCCGGTTTTCGAAAGCCACGGTGAACTTGAGATCGAGCGCATTGATCCCGTCGAGCGTGCGCTGCTGATAGCCGTCGCCGAACTGTGCTTTGCGCAGGCGCCACTCTCGATCGACGCCGATCGGCACTGTCGGGATCCAGCAAGGATCGGAACCGTCGAACATTCTAGCGCCCTCCAATGGGCCGCAGCAGTCCGCCCGGCCGGCTCTCGCGCACCATCTCGACGGCAATCATCTTGCGCACGTTCTCGCCGAACTGCCGCGCCTGGTCGGTGCCGGCCGCGACCATGCCGCTGCCGCTCATGTCGATGTTGACGGTGCCGAGGTTATTGGTGAGGCTTCCACCGCGGCCGACCTGTGAGCGGGGCACGATCATTTCGCCGCGATGCGCGATGATCGGCACGCCGCCGCCGACAATGCCACCGCTGGCAAAGTGCGGCGCACCGGCAAAGACTCGCGGATCCACCTTGATGCGCGGCGAATTCGTCCGGCCGACGATGCCACCGCCAGCCATGGCTGGAACCGACGTGCCGCCGAGCAGGCTGGCCAGCCAGCCGCCGACGCCGCCGCCGCCGGCCGGATTGAACAGCGACTGAATCGACATCTGGATCAGCGAGTCGATGATGCGGTTGAGCATGTTGTTGAAGGCCTCGCCGGCGTCGACGCCGTTGCGGAGGTCGTTGATCAGGCCGCCGAATGCCGATTGCGCCATCTGCGAGATCTGCTGCGAGAATTGCGCGGCCGCCTGCGCCTGGTCCTTCATGCGATCGGCTGAAGCCTTGGCGGCTTCCTGGTGCAGCTTGAGCACCGCGGTTGCCCGGGCATAGGCATCGGCGGCGCCTGCGATCTCGGCGCGCACCTGGGGCGTGAGTTCGATGCCCTCGGCCTGCGCCTTGTTGAGCAGATCCTGCTGCTGCTTGGCAAAGGTGAGCTTATAGCCATAGTCCTCGACGATGCCGCCGGATTCGGACATCGCCTTTTGCTCGATCGTGAGCATCTCGGTCGCCTGGCGCGACTGCTCGAGCAAGTCGGCATAGCTCTCGGCTCGCTTTTGCGTGGCCAAGGCTGCATCTTCCTCGACCTTGGCCTGCGTGCCGGCGAGCTGCACATGCACCTGGTCCTGCGCGTAGGCTTTGCCCTTGAGCGTCTCGAGTTCTTTGGTCCGCTCGACGGCCTCTTTGAGCGTCGCCATGTCGACGCCCTGGCCGATGTCGAGTGCCGCACCGACCTCATGCCGGGAATGACCAGGCGGTGCCGCCAGGCCGCCGCGGCCGGCCTTGTAATCGGCGTAAAGCTGCGCCTGCTTGGCGCGAGACCGCACGCCGCTGGTGATGCGTGCGCTTTCGGGCAGGATCGAGAAAAGCTTGCCGAAGGCCCGCACGGCGTCGTCGGTGAGATTGTCGAGAGAGGCAGCGATCTCTTTGTTTGCCGCCTTCGATTTGAGCATGGCGCGCGTCAGCTCGACGTCGGCCGTGCCGCCGGCGATGTCGAGTTGCGTCTGCGAGGGATTGAGCACTCCGGCGCCCGACGTGATCGGCGGCAGCGTCGTTAGCTTCGTGGACTTGTTGATGATGTCGGCGACGGTGTCGCTCGAGGTCTTGAGCTCGGTATTGAGATTCTGGATATGCTTGATCAGCTGCTGGATCGGATCGAGCACCTTCATGAAGCCGATCGCCAGCTCGCTGCCGGCGCCGATCGGCAGCTTGTTCAACGTCGTGTTGAGCAGCGTCGCCATCTTCTGGGATTCTTCGACAGTGACGGTGCCGTCCTCGACGTGCTTCTTGAACAGCTCCCACTGCTCGATCACCGGCTTGATGTTCAGGTTTTCGAAGTTCTTGAACATGCCGAGCACCTTGTCGATGCCCTCGGTGCCGGCGCCCTGCAGCGCCGCCTTCAGCTCGTCGCCGGCCTTTTTGACGGCCTCGCCCAGCGCATCGGCCTGCTTGGTCTTGCCCTCCTGCGCATCGAGATAGTCGTTGAAGGCCTTGAGCGCCGGCAGCGCGTCGCCATAAGCCTTTGCGACCTCGCGGATCAGATCGCGGTGCTTCTGCAGATCCTTGGCGGATTCCTCGGCGCCGCCCTCGGCGCTGCCGAAGTAGTCGGCCGCCGCCGTTGCCGCCAGGCCGAATGCGACGACCGCCAGGCTGATCGGATTGACCATGCCGACCAGCGCCGAGCCGATCGTCTTGGCCCCTTGCGCCAGGCTGGCGCCGCTGAGCAGTTGCGTGATCTGGCCGAGCTGCATCTGCAGCGAGCGCACGCCCTGGCCGGATGCGAGGCCGGAAAAGATGTCGTTGAGCTGGAATTGCATGATGCGCGCGTCGCTGGCGATCTGCTGCGACGACTTCTGGAAATTCTGCGCGAGCTGCTGGCCGGCCGGGGCCTTCTTGCCGATGTTCGAAACGGCCTTCTCGGCAGCGGCCGCGGCCTTCTCGGTGGCGCGCACCGCCGATTTCAGCGCCGCCTCATAGTCCTTCAGGTTTGCCCTGAGCGTGACGGTTACTGCTGCGTCATCGGCCGCCATCTGGCGTCATCCTTTCCACATTGCGGCATCGCGCATCGCCCGGCGGAGCCGCGCCTTGGCGCGGTTGCGCTGCGAGTGATAGGCGGGCAGCATGAATGGCTGCGCCGGCATCTTGACGGTGCCGAACTCGAGCAGGCGCGCGACCTGGTAATTCTTACCGTCGCTTTCCTCGAGCGTGCCGGTGTCGCCCGACGTGATGGCCACGTAAAGGCCGCCGCGCTTGCCGACCTTGACGCCATGCTGGCGGATGGTTTCGCGCACCTCGCCGGTGGCGACCGGCGCCCTCAGCCTGGCGGCCTGCACGATCGCCTCGGCACTCTCGAGCATGGCGGCCTCGACCTTCTCGCGCATGACCTTCGGCAGTTGCGTCTCGAGCCGGCGCCGCAGCTTGTCGATGCCCTCAACCATGCGCTTTCCCGTTCTTGCGGTGCGTCAGCGGCATGGCCGGCCGCGTCTGCATCCACTCCCAGATTTCGTCCTTCTCGGTCTCCGACAGGCGATGTCCTTTGTCGTCGGTGGCATGCGCCTCGATCCAGCGTTCGGTCACCGCCCTCAGCTCCCAGACCGTCATGCGTTTGGTCTCGCTGGGCGCAAGGCCCATCATCAGGGCGCTGCCGATAAGGGCTCCGAAGCGGATCTTTCCTCTGGGGAGATCGTCGATCCGTTCGGCGTCTCCCCCGTCGATTTTCCCGCCGGCTCGTCGGGCGCCCCCTGGATCGCCGCCGTGATGATCCTGAGCGCCAGCAGCATCAAGCCGTCAGGCCCGCCGATGTCATGCGGCTTGCCCTCGACGTGAAGCCGCACCAGCCGCGAGGCCTTCGCCGATTCCTCGCCGGCGCCGACCAGGCCGAGCCGGATGATCTCGACGACATCCTCGCCGCGCCATTGGTTGGTCATCAGCTTGACCTGGATCCAGCCAGGCCCCGCATCGCGGCTCTCCTGCAATTCCATGAGCTCGCCCCAGCGCAGCAGGAACTCGCGTTCCTCGCCGGCGAAGAATGCCCTGACCTTGCCCGTCCTGCTCACGGCGTGGCGAGCCAGACCGCGGTGACCGGCCCATCGGATTGCGCCGAGATCGCCAGCGTGACGCGGCCGCCCTGGTCGGCGGCAAAGGCCTCGCTGTCGAGATGGAAATTGCCTTCGATCGTCTTGGTGCCGGCGCCAGGCCCGAAGTCGATGACGACCTGCATCGGAATGCTTTCGGTGCTCATCGCTGCCAGATCCCAGTCTTCTACGCTTTCGGCGGCGGCGACGCCGTCGCCGGTGATCGTGCAGGTCTGGCTGAGCACGTCGCGACCGACCCAGACCGGCGCATCCGGATCCTCGCAGTCGGGAATGTTAATTTCCTGGAGGTTCTTGGAGATCGTGACGCCCTTGGACGTGAAGCCGCACGGCGCGGCATACACGACCGGCGAACCGGCCCCGATCGAAATAACCATCTTTCCAAATTTGGCAGTCGTTGGCTGGGTCATTGGTGTTGCTCCTTTCAGGGAAGTTCGACGACGGATTCGAAGCCGATGGCGGCATGGCTGGTGAGGCCATCGGGATCGCGCAGCACGCGCGTTTGGTCATGCTGGAGGAAAACCAGCGCATTGGTCGGCAGGTTGAGCGGCGCCTGGTGCAGCGATCGCCGCACGGCGTCGGCGATCTTCTTGACCTCGGGATAGCCGACAGCCCGCGACCAGGCATCGAGCTGCACGAAGATCGTAAAGGCGGTGATGCACTCGGCGTCGTCGCTGGTCGTGTCGGTCGGCCCATAGCTGATGTACGGGAACACGGCATTGCCCGGGACGCTGTCATAGATGCGGCCGGCGACCAGCGCGTTCACGCCAGGATCGGCCTTGAGCCGCTTGACGATCTCTCCCTGCAGCTCGAGATCCGGATCAGCCATCGGCGGCCTTCTCCTTCAGCACGATCCCCTTGATCTTCCCGGCATTGATGCGCGCCGCCTCGGCCAGCACCTTCGCGGCCTGCTGCGCCGATCGGGCGGCGAGCAGTTTCTTGCGTGCTTCGAGGCATTTGCTGCACGGCATGATTCTCAGCCCGTCGCCACGCCGCCCTCGACCATGAAAACCATCATGGCGCGATTGCTCGTGTCCCTGCGGATGTCCCGGATGTTGTAGGCGAGGCCGTTGCGAACATCGCGCATCTGCCAGTCGTTGCCGACCAGCGCGACCTCGGGATCGATCCTCACATTGACCTGCATCGGCTGGCGCCCGTCGAGCCGGGCGGCCATCACCGTCTCGGATCCCGGCATGGTGCGGAACTCGGCGCGGCGCTGGAACTGCTCGGCCCAGGCCGAGACCGTGTTGCCATACTCGTCGAGTTCGTCGGACCGCTTGTCGAAGGCGACGTGGTAGTAAAGCCGGCCGGATCCTGTTTGCGTCAGCCGTTCCATCAGGCGAGCGCCGGATCGCGATAGCGGTGCAGCAGCGACGTCACCGACAGCGGCAGGTAACCCATGGCGACGCCGTTCTCCTGGCCGCCGGCGGCGCGATCGTCATAGAGCATCGACAGGACGATCTCGGTCGCCGCGGCGATGACCGGCGGCACGTCGTCGGCCGTCCAGGCGGCATCGCGCTGCTTGATGTAGTCGAGCACGATGGCCGAGGCCTGGTCGATCTTGCGCGTGATGTCGGCATCGTCGTCGGCGTGGTCCACACGCAAATGCTTCTTTGCGACATCAAGCGTGAGCAGCGCGGTCATTTTGTGGGTTCCTTGCCGTTCCTGCCGTCGCGGCCGCGCTTGGCGGCCAGTGTCCAGGCCGCCGAGCCGTCGCCAGGCTTGTCCTCGGTGGCGGCGTTGCAGTGCCACATCGAGCCGCCGAAGGTGACGACGTCGCCGCGCACGTAGCTTTTTTCCGGCCGATAGACGTCGCGGTAGATCGGCACCGGGAACACGACTGGGAACTCTTTCGCCTGGTCGCCTCGGGCAAAGCGCAGGATGACCGTGCGCTCGCCGTCGTGCTCGACGCTGAGATCGTCGAAGCCGAGCCCGTCCTGGCCGGCAGCGCCGTCCCGACCGTTCTGCCCGTCCTCGCCCTTGGCGCCGTCGCGGCCATCCCTGCCGTCGCGCACCGCAGGCACGCTGTCGATCCGCTTGTGCAGCTCGTCGAGGGCCGGATCGATATAGCCCTTGATGGCGTCGACCAGCGTCCTAGCGGGTTCGGACATAGGCGTCCTCCCTGAGCATCTTCGCGGCCTGCTCGGTATTGTCGTTCCCTGGCGGCGCCGGCGGCGCGGCTGGCGGTGCGGCCGGCTTGGCAAACGGGTCGGCGCGATCGCGCTTGTCGAGCGCGGCCAGCGAGAAATTCTGTTGCTGCAGGTACGGCGTGTCACCGCCCTTGACCGGCTTCAGGTCGAACTGCCGGCGTGCCTCGTTGGGCTTCATGAAGCCGGCGCCGATCGCGTCGGCCGCCGCCTTGACCTTGGCCGCCGTGTCCATGCGCAGCAGGCCCTCGAGATCGAACTCGGTGCCATAAGTCTTGCCCTCGAGCTTGGTGCCGGCGCCGATGCCGAGGCCCTCGTCGAGGCATAGCTCTGCGTTTTCGATCAGGCTCTGCAGGCATTGCGCATAATACTGCTGGTTGAGCGCCTCGATATTGTTATAGGCCGGCGCCGGCGCGGCGCCGATCATGTATGGCGGCACGTGAAAGCATGAGCAGACCGTTTCGGCCGTCCACTTCAGTTGCTCGACCAGTTGCGCATCGACGGCATTGACGCTCATCGTCTCATATTTGAGGCCGTCGCCGAGCACCGCGACCTTGCCGGCGTTAACGCCGGTATAATTGGCGTCCCAGTAGTCTTTGAGCCGCTTCGCCGTCTCGTCGTCGATCGCGCCTGGCGCGGTGAGCACGCCGCCCGGCCGCGAGCCGTTGGCGAAAAAATTGCTCGAATTGTTCTGGATCCGCAGGCCCTGCATCGCCGCCAGGCCGCAGGCATAGATCGGCGAGACGCCGACCAGCGGATGATAAAGCGGAACCATCAGGTCATGAATGATTTCGCGTGCCGGCACCGCGATATTGACGTCGCTGTAAACGCCGGCGAGCTCGTCTTGCCTAAGCTCATAATAAACGTCGCCGTTAGGCGCGATCAGCGGCACGACCTTCTGCGGATTGAGCACCGTCAGGCCGACGACGACGCCGCGCTGGTCGCGTTCCTTCAGGACGTAGGCATTGCCGTGCACCAGCTTGGACGTGATCCATTGCTCGAAGAATTTGATGCGCGTCTGGTAGTGGTTCGGCTTGCGCAATACCGGTGAGAAGGCCGGCGATTCGACTTCACTCCAAATGCCGTCGCCGTCCTGCTGCACCAGCTTGACGCGCAGCTTGCCGATGTCTGAGGCAATCAGCGTAACGCATGCGAACACTGCTGAGTTTGCCAGCACGTCGCTGACGACGATCTCGTCATTGCGTTGCCAGGCGCCGGGATATTGGTCGCCGACCATGAGCGGATACCAGGCGCGGCCCTGGCCGTTGCCTTGCCAGACCGGTTGCAAGGTTTGCTGCCGCGCCGCTCGCGTGATCGACAGACCAAAGATCTGCATTATTTCTCGCCGGCCTTGAGGCGCCGCGTCTTGTAGGTGCTGCTTTTGTCGTCGCCGTTGTCACCGTTTCCGGTGTCGTCGTCGGTCGACCTGGTGCCGGTCGGCTTGACCTTGGTGCCTTTGCCTTCCTTGAGCGTCGCACGGCCCAGCGATTGCAGCGTGCCGACATAGCTCTCGGCGACTTCGAATTCTTCACCAGCCTCGATCGTGCGGCGATCGTAGGTAATCGGCTTTGTGGCGATCATCTTTGGCATTGCGGTTTGCTCCCTAGGTTAAGGTGATCTGAAAGTTGACGGCGTTCGACGCCAGCGCGCCGGTCGTGACCGTGAGCGCCTTGGCGCCAGGCGCGGCGAACGAAGGAATCGTCACCCGCATATGCGTGTCATCGATGAACACCGGCGACGCCAGCCCATTGCCGTCGAGCTTGATGACGCTGCCTGGCGCAAAACCGCCGCCGGTGATGGTCACCGTCGCTGCCACGTTGATCTTGCTCGACGGTGGATCGATGCCGATGACGATCGGTTTGCTGCCAGGCTGCACATAGAGGCCGCCGGGATGTCTGACAGGAATGCCTCGAGTCATTTGCCTGCAATCCTTTCGCGAAAAAGACGGCCGGGGAGGGTTGAGAGCCCGGCCGCCAGGGTGGGAGGATTACGGCACCGCGACGCCGTCGTAATTTGCGCCTGTGATGTAAGCGACGGCCTGGTCGCGGCGACGCCGCCAGGTGATCCAGCGCTCGGCGCGGATGCCGACGCAGTTGTTCTGCCAGAGCGAGAACGTTGCCGCGGCGCCGTCGGCCGGCGCCGAATCCATCGCCAGCGTTGCCTCGCGGGAAGCGTCGACAGTGACGCCGCCATCGTCGGCAATCAGGATCTCATTCGGCAGGATCAGCGCCATGATTCCGGCCGGCACCGCCTGGCTGGAAACCACAGTGTTGCGGTTGAGGTTGTCGCCCGACTGCAAGCCAGGGTAGATCGGCTGGCCGAGCGGATTCTGCAGTGCGGCGAGCTGCTGCGCGATGATCTCGGTGGTGATGTAAACCGCCGTCGCACTGCCAAGGTTGGCGTTGGTGAACGCCGCTTGCAGTGCCGCCAGGTCGGCCGCCGCCTCGGCAGCGCTGCCGCCCGACGACGGAATGCCGGCGACGCCGTTGAGGATCGAGGCCGGCGAGACGCCGGCGACCGCCGCGTTTGCTGGATCGATGAACTCGACGTCGAGGAACTGCGCGATCTGCGCGACCAGGTCGGCCCGCACGACGGCCTCGGCCGAAGGCGAGGAAAGCCGCACTAGCTCCTCGGACAGCACGACGATGCCGGCGACCTTGTTGACGTCGAGCTGGATCATGACGAATTTCAGCTCGCCAACCGGCTTTGGCTTCGTCTCGCCGACCCAATTGACCAGGCTTCCCTGTGTCTGCACCGGGATCTTGACGTTGAACGGCACCTGCCGCAGGCCCGGGATCCGGCCGATGATGGTCGCCGGCCGCAACAGCTCGATGAACTCATCGGCCATCTGCCGATAAGCGACCAGCGGCTGCGCCCAGTCGGCGTCGGTGGTTGTGCCGGCCGTCACCGCGGCGCGCAGCACGACCTCGATTTCAGGCGTCGAGTCGTGCCAACGCTTGGAGAATTCCGCGGCCTCGAGCCGGTTGCCGCGGCTTGCCGCCAGCGCCATCACATAGCGCGTGAAGGCCGTGCCTTTCGGCAGATCCTGCTTGAGCTGGATCGCTGCCCGCTGCGGCTGGATGATCTCGCTGACCGTCTGCCGGATTGGCTGCGCGGACGGTGGCCTGGCCGCCGTCTTGTTGGTCGCCTCGAGCTGCTGGAAGCGCTGCAGATCGGAATCGATCGCCTTGATCTCATCCTGCAGCGTGTCGAATTCTTCCTGCTCGGCCGCGTCGCTGGTGCGGCCTTCGTCCATGGTCTTTCGCATGATCTCGTTCTGGCGTGCCGCCTTGGCGGCCCGGGTTGCCTCGAACGATGCGATCTGTTCGGCAAGCGTCCTCATGACGATGCTCTCCTGTTCCTTTCGTCGGTGAGCGCCCGTGTCGCCAGGCTGGAAAAGCCTCACGATGCGCGGACCTGACGCGATCCGTTGTGCGACATCGATCGACTTGATCTGTGTGATGGTGGCGTCGGCGTTGGCTGGCACGGTTACCAGCGATAGCTCGAGCACCTCTGATCTGATGAAACGCCGCGGCCCCCAGGGATCCTTGGCGTTGATCGGCTCGGCCTCGAGCGCGCGAAAGCCGATCGAGACGCCGCGAACCAGCTTTGCCTTGATTTCGCCCCAGGCCGTGTCGACGCGATCCTTGAGCGATGGCGGCTCGTCGATCCTCGGCAGTGTCGCCTCGAACTCAATGCCGGCCTTGCTTGGCTTGCCGAACTTGACCCGGCCGACCGGGCGCCGGCTGTCGTGCTGGTGCAGCAGCGGCAGGTCGGCAGCGCACGTCACGCCCATCGGATCGACGATGTCGCCCATGCGATCCGGCGTCGGCGTCGTGGCAATGCCGCGGATGATGCGCTGGTCTTCCTCGATCGACTTGAGCTCGAGGACCGAGTAGGCGCGATTGATCTGCACGTGAGCGGTCATCGCTGCGCACCTCCGAAAACCAGCATCTGATATTCCGGCTTGCGCACCGGCTCGGGATTGCGGCCCATCAGCATGACCGCGTCGAAGGCCGCCATCAGCGGATCGATCTTGGCCTTGCCGGCCGCCTGCTTGGTGATCAGCACGGCGTTGCCGCGCATCTCGACGCGCGCATTGCCGACGCACCAGGCCATCAGGCCGGATCCGCTATGCCAAAGCGTGCCGTCCTTCAGCTTGCGTTCCATGCCCCACACGGCGCCCGACAGGCGATAGCCCTGGCCGATCCCGACCATCTGGCCTTCGGTGAGGCCGCGCTGGCCGAGCTCGTCGGTCAAGGCCGAGACGCCCAGCGGATCGAGGCCGACCGCGCCCTTTTCCGGCAGCAGGCCGGCGTCGGAGATCCTGGCCACGATGTCGGCCGCCTCGACGATGTCTTGCGTCGCGTCGTCGCAGATCGTCAGGTCGCCATCGGCTTCGAAGTCGCGCAGGCGCGACACGATCTCCTTGCGCCGCTCGAGCACGTCCGGCTGCGCCCAGGCATGCGCCCAGACCAGCCAGTCGCGCGTCGTGCGATCGCGGCCGATCACCGCCAGGCCGAACAGATCGTCGAGGCCGCCACCGTCGATGCCGACGACCGCCACGTCGCAACGCTCGATCAGCGCCTCGAGATCTTCGAGCGACTCGTCGGCCGCTCCTTCCCAGTAGTCGGCGCCGATCCAGCGATCGCCGTGCAGCGCCTGGCCGATCTCGACGTTGAAATGCTGCGAGGCGAGCAGCGCCAAAGCTTCCGGACCGTCGTGCTCGGCCGTCAGCAGCGCATTGCGCAGGAACGTCTTGTCGACCGACCGGCCGAGGTTCGGATTGATGCGCGGCCAGTACTTTTCGTCCTTCCAGCCGCCATCCTTGGCCAGCCGGTAAGGGAGCTCGTACAGCACCGCCAGGCGCGGCAGCTCGATGAGGCCGTCGCGCACCTCCCGGGCGATCGCCAGCTCGGTCTTGAACACGCCGCGCGGCGGCTCCTTCGACTGTGTCGTGATCTGGATCATGAAGCCGTCAGGCCGCGCCGCCAGCGCGCCGCGGATCTCGACGAACACCTCGGCCGCGTCGGCCTTCCTGGCGAACTCATGCGTTTCGTCGACCAGGATCCCGGTCGACTTCGATCCGGTGATCACGTCGGTGTTTGCCGCCTTGATCTGCAGCATGGCGCCCGACTGCCGGTGCGTGATCGTGCGGATGTGCCGCTGCGGATGGAAAAGCTTTGTCAGCTCGGCATCGAGCCGGATGATGCCGCTCGCCTGCTTGAACGAAATATCGGCGATCTCCTTGGTCGGCGCGATCAGCAGGAACTCGGCTTCCGGCCGCCGGTTGACGATCATCGCCGTGACCATGATGGCCGCTGCATAGGTCGACTTGGAATTCTTCTTCGGCACCAGCAGAAAATATTCCTGCACCAGGCGCCGCTGCTCGTCGGCATCGTAGGATCCGAACAGCGCCGCCACGATGTCGAGGATCCAGCGATCGGCGACGTCGCCCAGCGTCGGATTGCCGATCACGTCGGGCAGGCGCAGCCGCTTGAAGATCCGCAGCGCACGTTGCGCCTCATCGGCGAACAGCGGCAGGTCCGGCACCAGCGATCGGCCGGCGAGCAACCGATTTTCCCAGTCCGGACAAGCCGTGTTCCACATGAAACGTTCGCCCTTAGTTCGGCCGAGGCGCCGGCACCTGCAGATCTTCGCCCCAGTCGCTGTCGGCGCCGGCCGTCGCAGCCGCTTCCATCGCCAGCTCTTTCTTGCCGCGCGGCGCCGGCTTTGCGGCGGGCTTCGGCGCCATGCGATCGAGGAAAGAGATCGCCGCGCCGGCCGACCTGGTGAGCTGCTCGAGCCGCGCGATCGCCGACAGGTTGCCCTTGCGTGCCTGCGACCACAGCATGCCGATGACGATGCGTCGCTGCATGGCCAGGCCATGGTCGAGCTGGTGACGGTAGTGCTTCAGTAAAGCCGAAACTGTGATGTCGAGAGCCGCCGCGATGGTTTCATGGCTCTCGCCGCACGCTTTCATCTCGCGCACTGTGCGCCGCAGCGTTGCGGTGGGTTTCACGACCATGGCCAAAAATAATCCGCGCGTGAGGTCGGAGCCGCTGAGCGGGGAAGGCGGCCTTTTCGGCCTTATAGGCCCCCCCTGCCGCCCTGTCAGCAACATTGTTGCGTGGAGACGGCCTCAAACGTAATATTGTTGCGCGAGATCAGGCCTTTGCCCGCTCCTCGAGCTGCTTGGCCTTGTCATGGCACGCCTTGCACAATGTCTGAAACGGCCCAGACCAAAAGCGCTGCCGATCGCCTCGATGCGGCTCGACATGGTCACAGACCAGGCGGCTGGTGTCGGCCTCGAGCTGGCCGCACTTGCGACAGGTGAACAGGTCGCGCACCAGCACCGACCAGCGCAGATGCTTCCAACGTTTCGTGTGATACCAGGCCTGCCAGTGCTCGACCTGGTTGCGCCGCTGGCGTTGCTCTCGAGGATCCTCGGACCATGCGAGGCGAGGCTGCAACGAGGCAAGGCGAGGCTTCAGCGTGGTGAGCCGCATTAGGTCAGGATCTCGCCATTGTATGCGATCTGCACCTCGACCATGGGCGGACCATAGACATGCACCCGCACAACAGGCGGCCTGCCTGGCATAGGTAGGGCAGGGGCCACGGTGGATGACAGCAGTGAGGCCTGCAGCGCACCGAGGAAGTGGCCATGATATCCGGCAATCATGCTGCCATTCTTGCCGACGTCGTTGTTGATGATGATCCTGGCGTCGACCGGATCGTCATCCTCGGCATTGAAGAATTCGCCCAGCTTGCGGCCGGTGAACCAGCCCTCGGACATACCGCGGAACATCACCCTGGCGGCGATCAGGCTGTCGAGCGCGATCTGCGGATGCCAGACCAGGTCGCGATCCTCGATCAGGCCGAGCGCTGAGCCGGCCTTTTGATAGTTCTCCTTCCAGGTGAGGCCGACGAATCCTCGGGCATAATAGGTTTCACCCGTCTCGGGATCCGGCTCGCCGTATTCGTGGCCGGCGCCGCGGCCATATTCCTCGATCGGCCACATGGTGGCGGCGCATTCGTGATAGGTCGTCGCCAGCATGTAGGCGAGCCAGCGCAGATCGGTCATCGGCGTGCCGGTCTGCTGACCTTCCCATAGCGCCAGGATGACGTTTTGACCGTCGACCTGCTGTTGCGTGAGCGCGCCCTGGAACAGCGAGGCGCGCACGCTGTCGAAGTAGATCGATCGGTCGAACTGGTCAGCCATCGTCGTCGTCGACGGCGTCGGGATCCGCCTCGTCCTCGAGCTCGGTGTAAAGGTCGCCCAGCGCGGCATGGATCGCCTCGATATCGACGCCGGCCTCTCGCGCCTTTGCGATCAGCTCACGCAACTCTGCCTCGAAGTCCATGGGCCTATCCCTGCCGCAGCTGGTCGAGCGCGGCCAGTATACGATCCTCATGCGCCATGCGCTCGGCATGTTCGTCATCGATCTTGCGAATGGCCTCGCGCGCCTTGTGCTGCAGCTCCTCGAGCTCGATGCGGAAACCGTCGATCAGCCGCTCGCGCGCCGTCTGGTAATTGCTCTCGAGCCGCTGGCGTGCCTGGCGCCGGCGTTCGTAATCAAGGCCGGCCTGGGAGAACAGGCGGCGCGCATCGTCGGCGCTGCGACGTTCCGGAAGGCCATTCTGCACGATTTCAGGCTGAGCGTTCATCGGTTTTTACCTCCTGTTGAAACACCATTGAAATTGCACGTCTTTTTGAGCTGGGAGCACTTGGAGCACTTAAGAACATAATCGACGTATGTTTCGACTCGTGTGCGCATGTGCGCGCGTACGCGCGCACATATATTCATTAGCTTTTTTACTCTCTCTCCGCAGGTGAATAGGGAAACAAGTGCTCCAAGTGCTCCAAGTGCTCCCGAAATCGACCATTCATTTGCAGGCTCACGTCAGTTCGAAGTCTGGCTTGAAGGCAATTCCGAGATATCCGCGCACGCCCTTGCGCATGTGCGGATGGAAACCCTTGCGGCGGTTGAGCGCGGCGGTGAGCTGCTTGCGGGATCCGACGTGCTCGCCGGTGCGCTTGCAGAATGCCTGCCAGGCCGAAAATAACTGCTGCCGGCTGAGGAACGCGGCGTCATCGCCTGGCCGGAACTCGATCACCTCGTCGATCCAGCCGCCGACGACATCCTCGCTGTCGAGATAGTCGCCCGTTGCATCGAGCACCGCGGCCGGCGGCGCCAGGCCGAACCTTGCCCAGTAGCGCGCACCCTCGATCATCCAGGCAAGGATACCCGGCCACTCGGCGCGCAGCAGCTCGTCATAGCCGCGGATCCGCTTGGCAGGCGCGATCTCGGCGACGAACGGTATGATCTGCATGCGCCGACGCCAGGCCTCGTCGACGCCTTTGAGCTCGGGCTTGTTGTTGCCGGAAACCATCAGCTTGAGCACCGGCCGATATTCGAAAAAGTCTTGGCGCATGAAGCGCGCCGAGATCGCATCGCCGCCGGTGAGCGTCTTGATGCGGGTTTCATCCCAGTGCCGGCCTTCGGCCGTTTCACTCGCCGTGACCAGCCGGGCGCCTTGCAGGTTTGCGAGCTCGGTCGGGTGCCTATCGCTGCCGTTTGTCGCCGAGAAAGTGTCGATCGCCGCGGTGCGGTGGTAGTCGCCCATGATGCCCGAAATCGTCGACACAAACGTCGTCTTGCCGTTGCCGCCAGGCCCGTACAGGAAGAACAGGCATTGCTCGCGCGTGGATCCGGTGAGGCAATAGCCGCAGACGCGCTGCAGGTAGTCGATCAGCGCGGCATCGCCGCAGGTCACCGTTTCCAGGAACTCGATCCAGAGCGGACATTCGCCGCCAGGCTTCACGACGGTCGACTTGGTGAAGTAGTCGCCCGGGATCGCCGGCCGGCAGTAGATCTCGGCGTCGAGCTGGTGCACCTCGCCGTCGCAGTTGAGCGCGAAGGGATCGCCATCCCACTGGTCGACGACAGCGGCCAGCCGCTGGTCGGCGCGCGCCATGGTCAACACTGCGGCGACCGTCCTGGCCGAGCGCAACCGCTTGCGATCGACGATCGTCACGCGCGGCATGTCGGCATGATCGCGGCAGATGGCGCGCGCCTCGTCGAACACGCGCATTGTCTCGTCGCGCTGCCAGACGGCGCCATCGTAGAGCATCCAGCGAGTCCAGTCGGCGACGTAGCGCATGTCGATGGCGTGCAGCAGTGCGAACTCCAGCGCCAGCCAATCCTCGGAATGGTCCTGGCGCAGCGGAATCACCTTGCCGCGTTCTTCATCGGCCATGCTGGATCCTCCGACGTCGCCGTTTGGCGAGCTCCTCGTCGATCGGCGGTGGCGTGTCTGGCCAACCGGGCATCGGATGCTTTGGATATTTGCGATCGGCCGGCCCGCCGGCGGCCCAGTATCTGCGGCTTGCGTTGCGAGACTCTTCGGCGGCTTCCTCGAGGAAGGAATAGCGCCAGGCCTCGCAACGGCCGGTCATGCGGCGGCCCTCGCGCGGCCGGTCATGCTGCCGCTTCCATCGCGGCGCGGATGAATGTCGCCGCTACTTGCGGGACGATCGCGTTGCCGTAGGCGCGCAGGCGTCCCACGCGGCCGGGAATCCCATGAGCCAGCGGGAATGTGCCGGGTTCAACTGGCCGCCACTTTCCATCCCAGCAGAACAGCCAGTCAGCAGCTCGCCAGTGGCCGTTAACCGGGCCGGCCCGCCAGGCGCTTCCGACAGGGTCCGCACCATCTGGTCCAGCCCCATCTCGCCCTTGCGGCTCCCCGATCTCGACCGGAAACTGTCGACCCCCGGCGTCGGCCATCCCGCCATCTGCGCCGCCATCGGCAGGATCAGGCCAAAGCCGTTGCCGTTGTTCAAGGCTGCCTTCACCCGCTCGCGACGCTCCACCCATGCCGTCCCTGTATTGCCCGCATCCATCTGCCCGCTCGGCGTCGGCCAGCCGGCATACCTCCTGGCCTCCCGGCAAAGGCTCTCCGTGTGCTGGTTGATGCCCGAGCCATTCGCGTCGGCCGCCTGCGGCGATATCCAGCCGACACGCGAGCCACCAGAGCCGTTGTCGGATGTGGGGCGCGCCGATGCCCGCAGCGCACAGATCGGCGGCCCCGACCGCATATCCGTCTCTTTCCAGGTCAGCGCGTACAGCAGCGAGCCATTCGCGGCCGTCAGCGCTTGCAACTTGCTCGCCAAACACCATTGCAGGCGCGCACTCGGCGATAAGGCGGTGAAAAGCCGGCCAGAGATGTCGTCGATCGGCATGGCCTTTGCGCTGTCCTGCGCTCGAAAGCGGCTGACAGGGACAGGATCCGGTCCAGACGGGACGATCGCCCCAGCCGGCGAGATCGAGCGCGTGCGGCCAGCCGCCGACGCCGGCGAAGAAATGGCATTGCCGGAATCCGGCGAGATCGGATCCGGAAACATCCTCAATTGATCGTTCATCGACATGTCCTTGCGGCAGCAGGCCCGCGCCGATCAGGTTGCGCAGCCATTGCGCGGCATGCGGATCGTTTTCGTTGTACCAGGCGCCGGTCATGCCGAGATCCTCACCCGGATGGCGCCCCATAGCGTCAGCTGGTCGATCGCCGCCTGGTAGGAGCGCGCCACGGCGCATGGCACGCCGCGGGCTTCCATGATGGCGATGAAATCGAGCTGGCCGTCCGTCAGCGGCGCCCGGCCGCGCTTGAGCTCGAGCCAGTATTCCCGGCCTTCCGGATCATAGAACAGGAAATCCGGTATGCCGGGCTGCAGCCCCATGCGCTTCAGCAGCCGGCCGGTTTCGGCGCTGCGCTTGCCGCCATGTCCGATATGCGACCACCACCAGCCGGGCGAGAGCCCGCCCTTCCGCAGCGTGTCGGCGAGCGCAATGTGGGTTTCGACCTCGAGCGCCGGCGGCGGTTTTGTGCCGCGCTGGCGGCGCGGATCCTTGAGCAGGTCGAGCTGGTGCCAGCCGGTCATGCCGCGGCCCTCTGTCCGAAGAATCGCGGCCCGTCCTGGTGCTGCCGATCGAAGCGGTACCAGGCAGCGTTGTCCTTGCCGGTGGAGGGCGAGCCTGGGATCCATCTGACGCGGCCGATCGAGACGATGTGGCTGCAGCGCGGCAGGTAGGCGCCGGCCTGCTTCGTGTGGCACCAGTCCGCGTCGAACAGCAGCCAGGTCGGGCGCAGCTGCAGGAATCGATTGATGAGCGGATGCAGCAGCTCGCGCGTCCACGGTGGGTTGGTAATTATACAATCGACACCAGCGAGATCCTGCTCGTCGAGGAAGAGAGCGTCGTCGCCGCTGCGGATGTCGCCGGCATAGACGCATTCGAGGTGGAGATCGACGAGGGAGCTCTGCAGATGCCCATTGCCGGCGCATGGTTCGGCAAAGGTCCGGATGCCATCCAGGAATGGCAGCAGCGGCAGCACCGCCTCGCGCGGCGTGTCATAGTCGTCCATCGGTCGACGCTGGAAATTGGACCGCTTGCCCATGGCGCGGCCCTCAGTCCCGGCTGAAGCTGCGCCTGGCCTTGCGTTCCTCCTCGCGCGACGCCGGCCGCGCCAGATCACGCTGCATGTCGTCGAGCGCCCCCTCGAGACGAAGGACAAGACCTGCCGCCTCTTCCTCGCCGTATTCGTAGTTGGCGCGGTTGCGGCCGAAAGCGGCAATGAGGTCGATCGCCGTCAGCGCATCCGTCATGCGCTTGGCAGAACTACGCAGGTAGCGCTCGCGCGGCGTCTCGTTCTCAGGCACGGCAGCGCGGCCGTTGGCCTTTTTCTTGGCCTTCCTGCGGGCAGGCTTGGGCGGCGCCGGCGGCGCCGGTTGCTCGATCTGCTCGAGGATCTCGCCGGTTACCGGATCGTGCCGCACTTCTTCGGTTGTCATGGAAATGTCCTCCCGTGCCGCGGCCTGGTTGAGCCGGCCGCATTGTGGTCTCGAGCATGGAAGGATGGACGGAATGCCGGACGGTCTCCCGAGCAAGCGCGAGGCCGTCCGACACCGTTTGACTGCCCACCGTACTCGAGACACAGCGGCGGCAGCAAAAGATCCGGGCAAAATGCAAAGAACGGGCCGCCGCGCCGCCCGGGGCGCGGTCCCGAAGTCACAAAGTTAGGCTGCTGAGGCGGTGCTCGAATGCGGCTTGAAAACATCAGGCCGCAGGACGGTGCATGGAATTCCGGTGATCTTCTCGAAATCGTCGGCGCGCTCGGCCGGGATCCTGCGCTGCCCGGTCTCGTAGCGGTGCATCTGCACCTCAGAGATACCGAGCAGGCGACCGGCTGCGGCGAGCGTCCGCTGATTTTCGGGGAGGCCTAGCCGCCATTTGCGCAGCTCATCCATGACGAGAAGGTTACCGAAATGGCAAGGCGGCTTCAAGTAACAATTTGCATTTTTGGCCAGTCAACCGCAACTTACCGCCTTGGTAAGTTCACCCTATGGGTGCGCAGCAGGATTTCAACCAACCACCGAGGATTCGTTTGTACTTTCGAGAATGGCGCGAGTGGGCTGGCCTGAGCCAGGACGAGCTCGCCAGCAAGATCGGAGAATCCGCGGAAACCGTGGCTCGTAACGAGAAGGGTAAGCGCGTCCACATCCGAATTTCCTACTTGGAGAAATTCGTCCACGCGATCGGCTGTCCGAATCCATGGGATCCGATCGCCGGCCCGCCAGGCACCCTCCCGCCGACGTTTCAAATCCTGCGCAACCTGAACCGCCAGAATCAGGAGCACGCTCACAGGATCCTCGAGACCTTCCTCTACCGCGGTCCCTGACTTTTCCCCTGCCAAATTGGTAAACAAGACAGTTGCCGGTGCCTTGCCAAAACGGTAAGGTAGCAATCTAGCTTTTTGCATCAGCGCGAGTGTGTTCATGGTATCGCAGCTGAAAGTGCGTGGGACGCAGCTCCAGCTTGCGCCCAATATCTTCGCCCATGATCTCGGCATGTGGCTCGAGGCCGGACTCACGCCCTCCAGCCAACTGCTCGGCGCCATCCTCGAAAACGACCTGTCGCACGCGATCGCGCTGACCGGCCCGTCGACCTGGCCGCTGGTGCACGCGACGCTGGTCTGGCTTTGGAATTTCGCGCCGACGCAATGCTATGGCAGCAAGGCCGCCGTCGATCGCTGGCAGCGTGCCGGCGGGATGGGCAGGCTGCAATGAGCGACAAGATCCTCGACGATCCCGACTTCAAGACGTTCGCGCAGCAGATCCGCGAGAACATGCTGCCGGCCATGAAAGGCTCGGCCTATGTCATCTCGATTGCGCCGCCCAGCGACGCCGACGTCGACGTCAAGCTCGCCGTCGAGATCGGTTATGCGATCCTGCTCGACAAGCCGCTGATCGTTTTCAAGATCCCTGGCCGCGTCATCGGCGAGAAATTGATGCGCATCGCCGACCATGTCGTCGAGGGAGATCTCGAGACCGACGAAGGCCAGGCCGCGGCGATGGCGCAGATCACAAGGATCATGCGGCAATGATCGCGCCCGGCCTCGAGCTCGCCAACCTGCGCCAGGAGCTGGAGAACGCGCGCAGCGAATATGAACTCTGCCAGTTCATCGACTATTACCCCGACGTCGTGCGCTGCCGCGATCGCTGGCGCCGTCAGATCGAATTCGTCGAGGCGAAGATCGTCCGGCTCGAGGAGTCGCGGCAATGATCGAGTGCTATCCCGCGATCGACCTGGTCGGAGCAGCCCGGGCGGCCTGGCTGGAGCGGCGCAAGCGCGACCTGACCGGATCCGACCTCGGCGCCGTCGTCGGCGTCGACCGCTTCCGCACGGCCTTCCAGGTCTATGCCGAAAAGGCTGGCGAGATGCCGCCGCTCGAGGAAAACAACATCATGCGCCGCGGCCGCTGGCTCGAGGCCGCGATCTTGCTGGCGCTGCGCGAGGAATATCCGACCTGGCGGATCCAGCCGGCCGGCGTCTACCTGCGCGATTCCGAGATCCGCCTCGGCGCCACGCCGGATTTCATCGCCGAGGATCCTGCCGATCCCGCGACGCTGATCAACATCCAGGGCAAGGTGATCGGCCCGGTCGTGTTCGAACGCGACTGGAGCGATGACCGGGCGCCGATCGGTTACCAGCTGCAGACGCTCTGCGAAGGCATGTTGATGGGCGCCGGGCGATGCCTGCTCGCCGGCCTGGTCGTCGACACCTATTCGGCCGAGCTCGCGATCCGCGAGATCCCGCGGCATGCCGAGGCCGAGGCGCGGATCCGCCAGACGGCGATCGACTTCTGGAACAACATGGCCGACGGCCGGC